GTAGACGCCCCCCTCGTGCGTTTAGGATTTCTACCGCCCTCCCCGTGCGGCAGCCCTGCGTGCCGCTCTGTTCACTGGGGCAGGCGTGTCTTCCCTCGTGCCTGGGCTTCGTGTCTTTCCTCGTGCCAGCATCCGCTCCGTGAGTGGGCGCCATCCTTCCTGGTAGACGGTCTCAGCGTCGTATCGCTCCATTGACTTGGCGACCGCCGCGCGGTCTACCCCCCCTCCCTTCGTCTCCTCGTAGAGTTCCTGCAGCGCCGCCTTGATCCCCTCAACGTTCGGGATGCCAAAGAAGGACGCCTGATATTCGTCCCACACGCGCTGGACTTTCACGCGCTTCCCGTGCGGCCCGAGCAGTTCCGGTTGCGCGCTAAAGTCTGAAACGATTGCGGGCGTGCCGCAGGCTTGGCCCTCAACGACCGGGATGCCGAAGCCCTCTCCCATCGATGTGAGTAGGTGAGCGCTCGCGCTTGAATACATTGCGGCGAGTGCCGTGTCTGGTATGCCGTTGCGGAAGTGGCGCGGGTGCGGGTAGCGCACTCGTTGCGGATCAATTCCCACCGCGTTGATCAAGCGTGGGATGTTGACCCCTTCGCTGTGCCCGTTCGGTTCCGTGTGGATCATCCAGTAGACGTCTGGGCGGTCTTTCATAAACGCTGCCATTGCGTCAGCCATTTCCCCGAAGCCCTTTCGCACTGGAATGCGTCCGCGATTGGCTGCGACGGTAACGACAAGGTAGGCGTCTTCTGGTATCCCCATCGCCGTCTTCTGGCCCTTTCCGAGATCCTTGAACGTGTTGCGGTCGATAGCGTGCGGGATGTAGGTGAGCCGCTCCTCTGGAATCCCTGCGTTGCGCAACTGCTCTTCACCGAAGCGCGACATCGCAATTGCCACGTGCTCTCCGTCTTGGATGAACTTGGCGACGAGGGTGGGCGCCGGCGCGTGATCCACCGGGGTCCAGCAGGCGAGGTTGAGTCTTTTGAATCCCTCAATGCCAACGAGCGGCCAAAGATCAAAGAGGACCACGCCATATCCTGGTCCGTCTCCGATCCACTCCTGCATCGCGTCTGGCGCTGAGTCGATGCTGTACCGCAGCAATCCTTCAGGAAGAATTGGATGCCCGTGCGCGCAGTTGAGAAGAACTGGCGCGCCGTGATTCGCTGCGATGGCGGCTTCGTGTCCGTCTTTGACCATCCGGTGGACGACCTGTGCACTTTGTGCACCGTAACCACTCGGGATATGGCAGGCGTTGGAATACCAGGCGATGCGAGCCATCCGTGTCCCCCTCTTTCTCCTACTTGTGCCGCGTGTTCCTTCCGTGGCAGCGCCTGCATATTACACGCAGCCGATGTTCTGGCGCAATCAGCGGGCCGCCCTTACTGACGGGATCGAGGTGGTCAACCGTGAGGTCCTGCGTTGCGCCGCAAAGTTCGCACCAGGGGCGCTTCCTGCGCAGCGTTGCGCTGAGCCTGCGCCAGGCTGGATCGGCGTATGGCGACGGTCCGCGTGTGGCTTCCCATCGCGCTCGTGCCGCTTTCCGGTGCACGTCGCAGCGGTCCCCTTCGCTGCTCAAGGTTCCGCAATCAAGGCAGGGGCGCTGGAAGGTCAAGCGCGCGGCAACTTTGGCAGGGGCAGGAACGGGGCGATGATCGTGGCGAGGTGCTCCGTCATTCGCTCTGTTGCATCCGTGTATTGGGGTTCGTAGACGGCCCAGGCGACTTTGCCGAGCGCTTCCTCAAGCGTCTCAACGGTTCTATCCGTTCGGCAGGTGATGAGGTGCAGAAGTTCGTGCGTCAAAATGAGCCGCTGCTTTTCAGGGTCCTGGCGGTAGAAGTCGTGCGAAAGGCGAAGGTCCGCGGTGGTCGCCTGCGTGTGGGGGTCAATGTCCGCCCAGGCGTCAATGTCCGCGGCGTCTTGCACCACTCGTACGCGCCACTGCGTGATCCCGAGGGTCTCCTGCGCGTCTGTGATCCAGCGTTCAACGGCAACCCATCGATCGACTTTCGGCATTGATTCCCCTCCCCTGTATTGGGCGCCTGCCGACGGGAGGACTCCGCCGGCAGGCTGGGCCGCCCGGATGGGGGGCGGCGTCCCGCGATTCTAGCGCTTCGCTGCTCGGGCTGCTCTCCGCCTAGCGTTGAGGCTCTCTTTGTTCTGGCTGTAGTAGGCGTCCCACTTGATCTTTTCGCTTTCTCGGTTGCGCCAGTAGCGCTCGCGCATTTGGGCTTTCCTTCGCTCCGCGTTGCGCTCGTAGCAGCGCTTATTGCGTTCCCTTCGCATTTGGATCGACTGCTCCCTTCGCTGCTCAGGGGTGAGGTGGGCGTCCCCTGGGACAATCTTCCGCCTGTTTTCTGGCTTTGGCCCGTGTTGTAGGCAAAGGGCGAGCGGGCGGAAGACCGGGATTGCGAGGCAGGGCAGGCAGACCGCTCCCTCGCTCATCCTTCCTCCCTGATCTTGTAGGAGTCCGTCTTGCAGGTGACTCGGAAGAGCAGCCCGTTGACTTCCTTTTCCCTGTCATCAACCGCTCCGATCAAGTCGCAGATGCTGCACTTGGCGACCCAGTCTTCGTCCGCGGCCAGCGCGTAGTAATTCTTGGGGTACTTGGCGAGCGCTTCCTGCTCATCGAGGCCGTCTTCCAGCATTGCCAACTGCCCGATCGTCAGCGGGTTCTGCTCCCACCGGATGAAGTGCCCGAGGACGTCTTGGGCGAGGATGGTGCTCGCGTTGATCGCCGCGGAGCGCCAGCCGTCTTTCCTGGCTTTGGCGATTTCCTTCGTCTGTCCTGGCTTCCCCTTTGGTGGCTTTGGCTTCCTGCTCCGCGTGTGCTTCACGTCAACCATCCGCCAGCCGTCTTCTGCCACCGGCCCGAAGAGCGCGATGAAGCGCTGCTCTATTTCCTCTGGCACGCGGCGCTCTTCCCCGACGTAGGCGTAGCAACTGCGGCGGCTTATTTCGAGCGCGTCCGCCAGCGCTTCAATCCTTCCGCGTGGACCCTTGAACGGGAAGGCCTGTTTTGCGACGACTCGCATCCAACCGCCCCGTATTGATCGCAGTGTTGGCACGTGTTCCCTCCCCGGTGCGGGTTATTCCCGCGGTGCGCTTGACTATTTCCCCGTGGTCAGTTCCGTAAGTATGACTTGGACAACGCCAAAGTTCAAGCCCCGCAGCGCGGCAAAGGCGGCTGGTGAAAGGTCAACGTTCCGGCTGCGCTTATTCCAGGGGCGCTTGAGGTCCCTAGCGCAGCGCCCGCAGTAATCAACGACGGTGGCGATCACGCATTTGCGCGGTTGATCCTTCCTGCAGATCTTGATCGCGTATGGATCGTCGCCCCAGCGGAAGGTGCCAACGGCGGCGTAGTAGCGCGTTCCCCCTCGGGTGTACCAGGCGTTGTTGCGGGTGGCGTCGTACCAAGAGGCGACGCCCCGCTGTGGGATGCCGTGTTCCGTGACCACTGGAGCCCCTGTGTTCGCTGCGAGCGCGATGGCCAGCAGCGCGGCGATCATTCGGGCTGAGTCTCCGCGAAGAAGTCCGCGAACTCTTCAAGGTCAAACGCGATCAGGCTTCGTCGCTTCGTTCCCGGTCCTGGCGAGTCCCCGAGCACGACGGCGCGGAGTTTCTCGTAGCGGAATGGAACCTTTCGCAGCCAGCCGTCGATCCGCTCGGGGTAGGAACCCCCGACTTTGCACTGGATGTCGTAGACGCCGGTCGAGACGTCTGTGGGGCCGCCTGCCCAGCCCACTCGTGTGCCGTTGAGCAGCGCTGCGACTTCGCGCTCGTAGGCGTTGCCCCTGTTGCGCGCGTTTTTTCCGCGCCTGCTCTTCGCGGGGTCAATGCCGAGCCTGATCGCTTCGTCTTTCATCTTCCCCATCAGTCTGGCACAACTCTGGCGAGCAGGGCCCCTCCGCCGTCGCTCAGGGTGAAGCGCGCCGACTCGATTTCAAGCGCTCCGTTTTTGATGCAGTCCGCAATCGTCTTCCTGCTCCCGATGCTCTCGTAGAGAAAGAACCAGCCCTCTGGCGCGATCGCGTCCGTGTATCGGATGCTCAAGTTCGCCCACACGCGTCCGGTTGCGCCGGGTTCCTCCGCCCAGGCGTCCGCTCCCTCTTGAACGAGGACGACCCGTTCGTCAAGGAAAGGCGCGGCGCGTTCGATTCTTTTCATTGGATGCTCCTGGTAATCCACACGACAGTGGCGATTGCCACCGCGATGTAAATGGTACCCGCTGCCGCGGTGCCCCTGCGCTTTGCTTCTGGCAGCGTGGCAGCGACCAGGAAGGCGAGCGTCAAGTGCGCGGCAGCGATCAAGAGCCCGATGAATTCAAAGGTCACCGGCTTTCCTCCCCCAGGCTTCTGCCCAGCGCTTCGTTCGCGCGGTCAACCGCTCCGTTCGGTGTTGGAGCGCTGAACTCCAGCGTTGCGCCCATCGAGTCTTCAAGCACGACGACGTATCCGTCTGTCGTTGCGAGCAGCGCGTCAAGCCTGTAGCCGAGTTGCTCCGCTTTGACTTGGAGTTCGTTGAAGTTCATCCGGCTTCCTCCATCCCATCCGTGATCCGCCTGTAGGCTTCCTCGGGGGTCATCCCCGATGTGTCGAGGATAAGGTCGAGCCCCGCTTTAGTCCAGCCCCTCTCCGTGACGTCGCTGGTCCCCTTGAGTGGCCCTCCCAGTCTTGTGCTCCGTGTGGCTTCGTCCGCGTGAAGTCCGACGATATAGATCGCCGGGTCAACGGCCCGAAGGTAGGCGACTTCGGCGTCGAGCCTGACGTCATCGATCACGACGCCGTAGCCGTGGCTTTGGATTTGGAAGTAATCGCGGCGCCAAACGCGCAGCCAGAACTTTGGATCAACCGATCGCAGCGCGGCGCCGATGTCCTGCAGGAGTTCCCGCCCTGTGATCACCGTCTGGCCGCTGTAGCGATCAAGCACGATGGTCTCCGTCTTCGTCAGGTCCGGGTACGCCATCCCTGCGACGTTTTTTATTGCGTCCGCGATTCCGTGTCGCTGGTAGCCGCGGTGCTCAACGAAGAGCGCGGCGATTGTGCTCTTCCCGCTTCCCTGTGGTCCGAGGAACGCGACGCTCCTGCTCACGGGAGTTCCGTCAGTTGGAACTGTGGAACGCGCCGGTAGTCTCCGACGTCTTTCCCCTGCTCCCAGGCGTCTTCCGCGGTGAGCCAGCCGATGACTTCAACTTCGCGGTAGTCCGTCGCTGGATCGGGGTAGGCGAGGAAGAGAACCTTTCCCTTCCCGAGGTCCTTCCGCCGAACGACGAGCCCGCCCGATGGCTGCGTGACGTGGCGCACTTCGATGTTCCGTCCGACGTCCGGTTCATCCTTGTGGAGGTGGTGCTCCGAGGCTGGCCACACTTTCGCGTGCCATTCCCGGTCCGTCGCTTTAGCGACTGCGCATTCCGCGACCGACATCACGAATCCTGCGTCCGCTTCATCCTGGTAGATCTTTTTACTCTGGTCGCTGTAGGCAGGCGTGTCCTTCGTGTGGGCATTCGCTTCCTTGAGTCGCTGTCCGCGCTCTCTGGCCTGTTGAAGTTCAGAGTCTGAAAGTGTGACCCTCATCGCTTCCTCCCCATCAAGATTTCGCCTGCGCTTTGCATCGTTCGCGCTTTAGTAAGATTCTCTCTCTTCTCTCTCTCTGCTCTGCTCTGCTCTACAGCGTCCCCGAACTGTCCCAGCCCCCCGTTCCGTGCTCGCCAGGATTGCGTCCGCTGAGTTGACGTCGGGTCGACTTGCCATCGACTCCAGTTCGAGACGGCGACGACGCCGGCTTGATCCTCCGTTAGCAGGCGCTTGGCGATGAGCGCTGGCACCGCTCTGGCGAGCCTGGTCCCGAGCACCGCGGCCAAGTGGCGGCGCGATTCAAAGGTGCCCCCGTTGCGCATTTGTTTCGCTTCTGAAAGCGTCACGATGAACGCCCAGCGTTGCGTGTCCGTGAGGCTGGCGATGGTTGCGTCTTTGTGGGCATTGGCGTCCCACTTGATCCAGAGTCCCATTTGTTTTCCCCCTCTCTCGTTTTGGCGGGGAGGCGGCGGCACACATTCGCCGCCTCCCCAGGCGTTGATCTAGAACGGCAACTCTTCCAGATTGTCTTCTGGAACCAGGCGCGGCTTTTCCTCCGCCGGCTTCTGGGCCGCTACCCAGCCTGCGCTGGGCTTATCCCTGCACCAGGAGCCGTCTGGGGCTTTGTGGCTTGCAGCGAAGAACGGCGCATAGGGCTTTCCGCTGCCTTTGGCGATCCCGCCCGGCTTCAAGGTCCACGGCGTTCCGTGGCTGCAGGCCCCTTCGTTGAGGTCCGCCACAAATGCCATTGCCGCCCGTGCGAGCCGCTCATCGTCTGAGCCTGTGCTCACGTCCCCTACAGGGGCGATTTGCGGGCTTCTGGCGAGCGCTGGGCGCTGGGGTGGCACTTGGATGCCCCCGTGACCTTTCTCGGGGCTGTAGAGGCTTCTGCCGACGCCGAACTGGGCGGCGCAGCGTCGCAGCGCGTCCGATGCCGCGCTCTTCAGCGGTTCATCGTCTTGGGCGCTGTTCGGGTAGCCGAAGTCCTGGCGCATCGTCGTCTTCCCGTCGATCACCGCTGCGAGCGTCCCGTGGACGACCGAGCGGGCCGGGTCCGCGACTTTGACTTCAAACTGCCAGCCCTCAATCCCGAGGACGTCATCGAGCCGTTGCGCGACCGCCCTGGCGTCGGCGTAGGTGAACGTCATCCCTGCTCGCCCTGGGCGCGTCTTCAGGTCCTTCGCGTCAAATGGCGCGGCCAGCGCCGTTGCGATGTTTTTACTCATTCTCCTGTTCCTCCCTTGAACTTGAACACTCGCGCGCCTGCTTTCTCTTGGGTGAGGCGCTTAACCGCTTCCGCGTAAGTCTCGGGCGCGATCGCTCCGATGGTCTCCGCGACTTTCTCCCAGTCCGTTTTGGTGCTGGGCTTATTTTGGCGCCAAGTGGCGATCCAGCCGGTCCCTGCGATCCCCTGCTTTTCCCCGATCGCTTCCTTCAGCGCCACCGCTAGGTTCTGCAGCGTCTGGTCGAGCAGTTTCGACTCGTAGAGGTGCTCCTCGTAAAGCCGTGCGACCCGGTCGATGCTGGCCGTTGCGACTTCGATGTCTTCGTTGCGTTGCGGGTTCACCGCTGCGAGCGCGTCGCTGTCTTCCCCCTGCGCCGGTGGGGGCGTGCACTCTTTGAGCATCTTCCTAAACTCCAGCGCTTTCTGGTAAAGCGTCCCCTGGTAGTCCGTGTCCGCTTTGACGCGCTCAATCCTGAAAACGAGCCCGCCGAGCAAGACGGCGATGTCGACCCAGGGCGCTCCCGTGACGAACATTTGCCATTGCACTTGGGCTTCAACTTCCGGCGGGACCGGGTGAAGGGTCCAGCGGGGGCTCGTGCTCGTTTTGATTTCAACGAGCCCGGTCTCTCCGACGATCGTCCGGTCCAGGCTGGCCATCGCCCAGGGGAACTCTTTGAGTCGGACAATCCCGTTGGAGCGCTTCAACTTCCGCCCGGTCTCCGCTTCGTAGTAATCCGCCACCGCCTGCTCCAGCAGGATGCCGCGGTGCGCCGCTGCTCCGACTGGGGCTGACTCGACGTAGCCGAGTTTCTCCGCCCAGAGGCGGTATGGCGTCTTGTAGGGCGAGTGCCCCGCAATGACCGAGGCGTCCGTGGCCGTGATCCCATCCTTTCGGAGCGCGTGCCACTCGGGGCTCCGCTGCTCCGCTTTTACGAACTCGTACTGCTTACTCATTTGCCCTCCTTCTTTCTGTCTTTCTTTGCCCAGCCGTCCCCGACGAAAACGGAAGCAGCCGGCGTGTAAAGCAGGCGCATCCAACGCCCGCACTTTTCGCAGCGCGGCGTGTAGGTGTTATGGATCGAGTGCGTGTGCTCCTCCCGTGCGCCGCACTCGCCGCAGCGGTACTCGTAGACGGGCATTGGGCCCTCCCTCAGTTCGCTGCCGCCAAGAGCGCCCCCGCTGCGATGACTGCGATGCTGATCGCAATCGTCGCCCGGTTGCGCGCCTGGTTGCGCTTTCCGCGGATGGTGCTCTTCGCGCCAAGCCCGCGGAGGTCCGTGATCGTCGCTGGTTGCGTGCTCCTGTCGAGTCTCATCGCATTGACCCGAGCGCGAGGAGCAGCACCATCGCTGCGATGAACGTTGCGACCGTGGCCGCTTCCTGGAGCGTCTTCACTTGATCCTCCTTTCGCAGGCTTTGCAGACCCGCGTGTAGATGTTGTCGTTGTCCGCTGGCACTTCGATCCGTTTCTGGCAGTTCCAGCAGCGGCGTGTCTTCGTTGCGCTCATCGTCCCTCTCCCTTCACAAATGTTCCGGTCTCTGCGCTTAGGTGCGCATCGACCGTTGCGGGTCGGAACCCGAGGGCCTTCGCGCGCTCGGCTTCGCGGTCAGTCCGATCCAGGTCGATCGCCATCCCGATGTACCGCTCGCACTCTCGGAGCGTTTCAATCGCGGCGCTGACTTCCTTCGCCAGGTGCGCATCGATGCGCTCGAGGTACTCGTGTGCCGTCTCTGCGCGGTCCGCTGCCCGGCTGAGTTCGCGCTTTGTGTTCATCGCCCTGATCAGGTTCTCGACTGTGATCTTCATCGTGTCCCTCCCTTCGCCGCAATCGCGGCCACGTTCCGGTGGCAGGCGGGTGCGCCGCAAAGCCAGCCGAGGTATGGATCAACTCGGGTGCCCATCTTTCCGCAAACGCAGCGGGCCCCGTTGAGGATTTCAGCCTTTCGCTTTTCCCAGGCTGCGCGTCCGGTTCCGTTCGTTCCGTTCATCTTTTTTCTCCTCTTCCAGGCCCCTCCGTCTGGCGGGGTTCCTCCCTGGTAGGGGTACTGTAAACGGTCCCAGTCCGTCCCGTCAAGCCCCTAGTTTCGTGCTCATTTATGGGGTGCCTGGGGGGGTAGCCCCCCAGCCTGGAGGAGGTCAGGCTGGGGGGTCGCTGGCTGGGCCAGCGGCGTCATCGTCCTCTTCGATCAAGCCTAGCACCGTGGCGATGCATTCCTGGCAAAGCCCGAAGCCGACCACCGCGGTGTGGCCGGTTGCGAGCGTCACGGGTTCCTCCGCGAACTTGAAGGTGCGCGCCTGGTCTCCGCAAACGGAGCACCAGCCGGGCGGCGGCGGTGCGTTGCGCTCGTGGACGAAAGGCACTAGCGCAGGCGGATCAAATACTCAGCGCTGACTTCGCCCTCCGCGTCAAAGAACATCAGCCACTGGCCCGGTTCCCCGCTGGCGCCGACGACTTCCTGAGCGAAGCGGTTACTCGACTCAAGCGAAGGGCTGCACCACGTGGTGATCTTCCCGTCCGCCAAAACGAGGCGCGCGGGTTGATGCCAGTGCCCGAACCAGAGATGCGTGAACGGTGCGACGCTCAAGCGCCAGCCGCTGGCTTTCTTGGCGACGCCGTACCACGGCATTCCGAGTCCGCCCCTGAACTGGTCGCCGTGCACAATCATTCCGAGTTTCCCGCCTGGAAGTTCCAGCGTGTCGTACCAATGGCGCCCGCCAACGGTGAGGCTTTCCTTCCACTGCACGCGCTTCTCGCCTGCGACGAGTTGGCGCGCGATGTTGTAGAGGATCGCGTCGCTGTTGGACTCCGGGCTGTGATCGCTGAAGCGTCCCAGCCGTCCGTGGTTACCGATTGCGCCGTAGACTTTGACGGTCGGAAAGATCGCCGCCATCGTTCGCACGAAGCCTGCGAGGATTTCCGCGCCCTTGAAGATTTGAACGTAAAGCCCGCCCGCTTCCACTTCGTAAGCCTGGCCAGGGAAGATGTTTCCGTCGCTCTCGACGAGGTCCCCCGTGAGCAAGATGTTCACTTCGTCGACCGGGTGGTCCTTTCGCTGAATCTCAACGACCCGCTTGACTTTCTTGGCGAGCAGCGCGATGCGCTTCGCTGCGACATCGATGTCGTAGTCCGCGCTCTTTTTCCCTAACTGCCAATCACTAAGTTGCACCACGGCAACTTCGCGCTTCCCCTTCCGCGTGTCCGGCTTTGGGGCTGGCACTGGGGCGATCTTCATTCCCACCGCGGCGTCTTTCGCCGCGCGGTAGACCGCTTCTACGAGTTCCTCCGTCTGGCGCTCCTTTTTCGCAAGGGTGCGCAGGACCCGATTGTGGGCCGCTTTCAGTTCCGCGAGTTCGTCGTGCTCCTGGAATTCTTTATAGTCGCTCATTCAATTTCCCTCCTGCAGTAGCATTCGCGCCTTCTGTGGCGCTTGATTGTCTCAACGCAAACCGGCACGCCCCGCTGTTCAAGCCAGCGGAAAATGGACGAGCCTGTGACTTCTGGCGCCCCTAGCGCAGCCCGAAGGCTGGTGAGGTCCGCTTCGTTTAACTTGGGCGCGTAAAGGGCGCACCGTGGCCCCTTCCGTTTTCCTCCCATCCTGCTCCTCTCTTTGGCGCGGCTACTCGCCTAGTGGAATCCTGACGGGTGTCCTAGCCAGCGTCAAGCCCCTAACTTGGCGCGGTAGACGGCGGCTTCCACCGCGTTCCCGATCGCTTCCTCATCGAGCGTGATCCCGCGCTTGGCGCACTCCGCCCGGACGAGGGCGATTGCCGCGGCGCGCTTTTCCTCTCCCGCTTTGGAGTTCAGCGTCTGATTGATCGCTGCCACGGTGGAGGCTGCGATCTGCTCAACGAGGGCGTAGTGCTCCGCTGCGAGGCGGGCCTTGAGATAATTCACGACGCTCCTAGCGAGCCAGCCGAGCGCTCCAATCCCGACCGGGACAAGCGCGACGATGAGCGCGTTGATGATGTCGCTGGTGAGGCTTTCCATTTGTCTCCTACTTTCTGTGGACTAGGACCATCGCTGGCGGTGTGGGGAAGCCTGCCGCTCCCTTTGAGTCTCGTAGCGTGCGGACTTCCTCGGGCGTTGCGTTGCGCCCTGGCTTTCCTTCCTGCATTGTAGGGCAGGCGTATTGCCATCCGGTTCCTTCCCAGACGAGGACGATGTAGTGGCCGTAGGTGGCGAGCGGCTGCTTTCGCCAATAGTCCCGCTGCCACTTGGATCGCAGCCCCTCGGGGACGCTCTTCTGGCTGGCTTGAATATTGAGGATCAATGCCGCCCCGTTTTTGACTTGATTCGAGGCTTCGCTCCAGTCGTAAACGTTGCGCGCGTGCAGCCCCAGGAGGTTCCCCGCTTTGGCAAGTTCCCGCGCGCTCGTGCCCTCCGCCCCGGTGGGGGTGTCAACCCGTCCCGCCTGGGCGCAGGCTTTGTGGGCTTCCTTTGTGGTCGTGGGGAGCCCGAGGTAGGTGGCAGCGGTAGCGAGGCTTGCAGGTCCGCAGTCATCCATCGCTTTGACGCCGAGGCGCTCGGCCAGTCCTAGTTGCGATCGGACGGTGAGCGTCACTTCCCCTGACCTGCGAACCAAGCCGTCAGCCCTCCGAGTCCTGAAACGCCAAGCAGCGCAATCACAAACTTGGCAAGGCGGTAGGCACCGCGTGTCTCGGCCAGTTCGAGTTTAATGGTGCCGAGGTCCCTTTCGATGCGGTCCAGCCGCTGGAGGATTTCATCGTTGCGGCTGTTCTGTGTTGCCATCAGATTTCAGGCTCCGGCTCCGGCTCAGGCTCAACCGGCGGCGCCGGTGGCAGGAACTCCCCGCCAGTATACGAGCCGCCAATCCACACGGCCTGCTCATCGCCAACAGGGATGACCTGCGTTGCGCCAAAAAGTTTTGCGTAGTCATCAAGGAAGATTCCGAGTTGCTCTGGCGTGAGTTCGCCCACGATGACATTGACCACGGTGCTTTCTTGGTTGAGGAAGGCGTAGCGCATTGGTTCTCCTTACGCGATATAAGCGATGACAATGACGCCGTCCTTACCAGACGCGCCAGCACCACCGATTGCTGTTCCCGCTGCGAAAGGGTAGTCAGCACTTTCCACATAAACCACCGCGCCGCCGCCGCCACCAGAGCCAGAGCCAGAGTTAGCAGCGGGTGCGCCGCCAGCGCCGCCGCGCACCGTAATGCCAGCCGTGCCAGTCCTGAACTGCAGATAGTATCCCGCCCCGCCACCGCCGCCAACTCCTCCAGTTGCAGCAGTTGCGCCTGCTTGTGCAGTCACACCTGGGGTGCCTGTTGCAGTAGCCCCGCCACCGCCAGCGCCGTTGCCGAGTAGCCTGTCTGTAGAGCCAGCAGCCCCGCCAGCGCCAGTTGCTGTAATCCCTGTTGTGTTTGTCACAGTCACAGAGCCAGCCGTGCCAGCGCCAGCCGTACCACTTGCGGTGAATCCAAGCGGAAAGATTGTTGCTGAGACATTTGTGGTTCCCCCTGCAGTTGGGTTGCTGCTGGCTCCACCTGTCCCCCCGTTGCCGTTAGAGCCAAACGCAGTAGCGCCATAGATTGGGGAAGAACCACCTGGGCCAGAGCCGCCAGAGCCGCCAGAACCTACACTTCCTGCTCGCCCTCTCACTGCAGCAGTGCGCGAAGCGTATGAACCGAAAGTGGTTGAGCCACCATTCGTACCGTCGGAGCCAGCCGCGCTCACGATAGCAGTGCCGCTGCTCGCTTTTGTCGCAGTCCCACCCGCGCCGCCTGCACCGCCTGCGCCGATTCCAATGCTGATTGTTGTTGCGCCAGTGATGTCTAGGTTGGTCAGGAATTGACAAGTCGCGCCAGATGCTCCGCCGCCTCCACCCGCGATACTAGCAACGGCGCGGTCTTTGGTGAGAAGCCCAGCGCCGCCGCCGCCACCAGAGCCAGCGCCAACCATAAACAACGCAGCGATTTGCGTCACTCCAGTTGGCACCGTCCAGGTGGTGCTGCTCGTAAAAGTTTCCGTGACCAGGAAACTTGAGGAGCCGCCGCCTGCGCCCTGCGAGGTCTGCAAGAGAATCGTGTTGATGTCAAACGAGATGCCGCTGGTCACATTGGCTGTTGCCGTCATCGTGAAGGTCAAGTCCACATAGGAGGCTGAGATGCCAACCGCCGCCGTGCCTGCGGTGGTGAAGCCAGTGATGCTGCTAATCGTGCCGTTGTCGTAGACCGTCCCGATTGCCTGCGTGCTGATTGCTGAGCCGAGCGCGTCGTAGTAGGTCGCGCTGAGGCTGAGGTTCACCTGCGTTGTGCCGGCATAAGTGCCGACCTTCTCCAGCGTTGCGATGGCCTTCTGGCGCAGCGCAAGGTTGTCGTCAGAGATGACGGCAGAGCGCGTCGTGATGGCGTAGGTGTCGCCGCTCAATGCGGAGCCTGGCGTGAGCCTGAGCGCGTAGGTGTTCGTCGTGGTGTCAAAGATGACCGAGCCGCTCATCAAATTCTCAGAGTTGTCCAATGGGATGTCCCAGTATGGGAGCGGGTTAGACGGCCCGATAGGGTCATCAAGAACAGGCGGCAGCAGGTTGAAGGTTCCGTTCGGCACGCTGAAGAGCGTCTGCGCAAGCGCCGCAGGCCCTAGCGGGAACGAGCCAAACTGGTTGCTGCTGCTGATGACTTCGTTGCCGTCGGTGTCGTAGACGCCGCCAGTATTTGTTGAGAGGAAGGAGCGGTCAGAGCCGTAGCGTGTTCCCATCAGTCTGCTCCTGCTGCGCTTAGAATTCTCGTGAGTGTGCTAGGCGGCTTCCGGTTGAATGTGATTGTAACGATTGAAGTAAATGACCCAGGCTCAAGCGCCCAGTCTACTTGCTCAACGCGATATTTTCCGCTGAGGCCAAGTTCAACGCAGGTGATATCGACCCACTGGCCTGGCTTCCATCCTTCCACCAACGCAAAGGTAGAGACGCCTGTCTGCGCGTAGCCGCTGTTGAATCCGTACTGATTGAATGACTGCGTTCCGCTTCCGCGCAGCGTGAAAGATCCTGAGAGGACAGGTTTATGCCGCTCTAGAAAGAATGCGCGCGAGATGCGGTCGATCTCTGAGCCAGTGTCCTGCGTGCTGGTCGGCGCCTCGATGATGTCATCAAAGGCCGGAGAGCCTGGTCGCACCGTGTAGCCGCTGTTCACATAGTTCGTGACGCGTTGCACTGGACTGACTTTGCTCGTTTTGGCGTCTATCGTCGCCGTGAGAACGAGCGCCTCCTTCGTCGTGTTGTAGTCCCAGTCCAACGTTAACTGGTAGGGGATAATGGTTGCGGCTGCGGTCGTCGTGTTTGGGTTCTGTGTGCCGGTTGTGATGAGTTTGTAGGGAGCAGTTGCGTAGGTTGGCACCGAGGATGTGTCGATGAGGTTGTAGTTTAAGCGTCCTGCCGCGTCCACAAAGTAGCGGCGCTCCTTCAGGTCCTGTCCGCTATAGGCTTCCACGATTGCGTCAAGCGCCGAGCGCAGTGTCCCTGCCGGGAGCGTAATGCCGCCCTGATTCGTGTTCGTCGTTGGCGAGAGTTTACTCGTGTTGGCCGTGTTGACAATGCGGTTCACGGCATAGTCGCGCGCTTTGTTTGCCTTCACGACGCCGAGCATCTTGGCAACGGCGGCTGTCTCTGTCTCGCCTGAGTTGATGCCGATGCTGCCCTGGTCTGGCATCGCGTCTGGCGTGATGGTGATGGTGCCGTTCAGCGCGCCGTACATATACGCGCTGGTCGCCGTGACCGAGCGATAGGTGCCAGGCGTTGTGGCAAGGCGAACCCAGACGCGGGTGGTATCAGCAACCTTCGTGGTTGGGTTCTTGAAGGTGACGGCTGCCCCTGTGAACTTATTGTTGACGAGGTTCTCCATCTCTGAGCCTGCTGGCGAGGTGGTCGCGCCAGCAATCCAGATGGTCTGCCCATCGAGCAGACCGTGGTCTACGCTGAAGGCGACTCGCATATAGCCAGTCTTGCCTTCGCGGGTGATGCCTGTGATTGACAGAGCGGATTGTGCCGTTGCGTTTGACCCTGTCTGCGCGAAGGTGAATGTGTAGTCGCTTGGGATTGACGCAATGGTGAAGTTGCCGTTGAACGAAGTCCCACCACCGCCGAGCGCGCCGCTGACGACAATCTTCTGGCCGACGCCATAGCCGTGCGCTGCGCGTGTGGTCACCGTGACCACGTTGGAAGCGCGCACCATATTCGCTGGGTTGTCCACCGCCTTGCTGCTCAGAGGCTTGCCGAAGACGACCAGCCGGTCGAGCGCCGCGTTGGAGTCCACGACCTGCACGGAGGTTTCTGATCCTTGACCCGATCCGTTAAGGCCCGCGCTTATTCCGCTAATCGTTCCGAGAAAGAGGACGTCAGTCCCGTCTGTTGCGGGGCTTGATCCTGTGTCTTTCTGAATCAATCGGAGGCGCGCCTCGTCTGGGATCAAAGTCCACCAGGGTCCTGCCGTTGGAGTATCGTCTTGGCGAACGACGAAGGACATAGTTGCGCCTGATCCGTCCCCGGATTGCGCCATTTGCACGGATTCCGTTGGCACATAAAGCGCTGGCTGTCGCTCTGTTGAGGCGTAGTTGATGAGCGGGTTGAGAAGGTCCTGCGAGAGTGCCGCGCTGTACGACGTCTGCGACGCGGTGCCGCTTCCCAGCGTTGCCGTGACGGTCGCAGTGCCTGCGGAGCCAGCCGATGAGATGGTGAAGGTCGTGCCGCTTGGCGTTGTCGCAACAGTCCAGGCGCCGTTCATCGAGGTGCCCGCTGTTCCGGTTACGCCTTCCAGCGCGATGACCGATCCTACGAGCAGGCCGTGCGTGGAGACGGTCGTAACGGTGACGGTGCTAGAGACCCGAATCGCTGAGGCGATTGGCGGGCAATCAAGCCAGAGTTGATACGGCGCGGTTGCCACTTACGGGTAAAGGCGGGAGGTTCCGCCTGCTCGGGCCTGGCGACCTAGATACGAGTCTGTTGTATTGGCAATTGTTCTGCCATCAAGATAGAGATTGGTATTGACGGTTGTTGTTGTTGTTCCCGCGCCTGTTGTATATGGATTGCCCCCAGGCTGTCCTGGTTGTGGCGCCACCGGTGGCTTTGCTTTGCTGCTCGCCGTGAAGAACTCAAGGATGCCCGCGAGGTTATCAATGATCCACGCGAAAAGGTCGACGACTGGCTTCATCAATTCAAGCAGCCCGGTAAAAAGGCTCCCGACGATTTTGAGCACGTTGGCAAGCGCTCCCTCTCCGTCCCCCCAGAGCGCGCCGATCAAACGACCGACCGCGTCAAAGAGTCCGCCGACCGCTCCTGCGATCTCTCCGATCGCCGGCATCAAATCGTCAAGCAGCGGCCCGACTACTTTGCCGATTGAATCCGCAACTCCGCCCTTCCCTGCGAAGGCGTTACCGATGTTGAAGATGATGTCACCGAGCAGGTCAAGCGCGGGCGTGACCATCGGCAGGATTGTGTCCGTGAAGAAGGTAAGCGCTTCGTTGACGGCTGGCAGGAACTTGGCGCCGAAGGCTTCGACTTTTTCGTTTAGCGCAATTTGCGCAGCGGTGAACTTCCCGCTCGTGCTGTTCGCAACTTCCTCCGCGACGCCCGAGTATTTTTCCTGCGCAGCGGTGAGGATGTCCTGGGCGGTTGCGCCCTTTTCGACTTCAATGCCGAGCCCTGCGAGTGCCCGTGTGCTGCCCTGCGTTCCCCTCCCCAGCGCAAGCATCACGGTGGAGAGGTCCTTCCCCGTGGCTGCAGCAATGTTCGCGGCGACTTCGTTAGCCTTCAGGAGCGTGTTCTGCCCCTTGAAGAATCGGGAGCCTACTTCCAGCCCTTCCCGGACTTCGTCATCGGTGATGCCGAAGCGCTGCAGCGCTTCGATTTGCTTTTCAATCTTGGGGCCCAGCGTGTCGAGGTTCTGCCCCCTGGCTTTGAGCGCGGCGTTCAGCCGGATGGCGGCTTTCTCATCGTCCGCCGCTGACTTGATTGCGCCGATCGTGAAGGCGGCAACTGCCCCCGCTGCAGCAACTGCACCGGCTGCGATGGCTTTGAAGGCTGCCCCTGCAGCGCCCTTGAGTTTCCCCATTGCGCCGCCGATCTTTCCGAGCGGCCCGGTAGCGGCGTCTTTCGCTTTGACGACGAAATTGGCGGAGCGATCGGAGGCTGCCATCAGCGTTGATTCCCTCTCTTGAACTTCAGTATCGTATTGCGAAACGGTTCATCGTTTAGGAACTTCTCGATGGTTGCGGAGAAGGCTTCCATCGCTTTCTCAAGCATACCGCTCTTCTGGACCGTGTCCGTGACGAATGGGCGCGCTGGAACTGCCGTGACCGCTTTCGGCCCTTCCTTCGTCTGGCGCACTCCGCCGCGCCCTGAAGTCACAAACCAGCCGTAGTAGACGCCCGTGCGTCCGCCCTTGATCCCGACGACTGCGCCTGGCTTGTTGAAGCGCACCCCGCGCGCTTTGACGTTTTTCCGAAGCCGCCCAGGGTTGCGCGTGGTCTCTCCCCTCGGGGCCGCCTGTTGCATCGGCTTCTGCAGCGTGCGGGCTGCGTTCAGCGTGGCAAAGGAAGAGAGGCGCTTGAAGGCTGACGGGTTATCCGCTTTGAGGAATCCAAGCCGGAGCGAGTCGTAGTTCCGGTCCGTCTTGACTTCAAGGACCAGGGAATCGTTAGCGGCCACGGGGTTCCTTTCGCTGCAGGTCTCCGAGGAGCGTGAAGGCGCGCTGAAAGTCTTGCGCTTCCCATTCTAGGACTTCGTGTGGCGCAATTCCGAACTCGCGCCCGATAAGGTGCGCGACGATGATCGGGTGCGGCGCCAGTGATCGACCCGCCGCCAGCCGCTGGGCGTCGAGTCTTACCGAGGGGGGAGTGCTGCTACCGCGTCGCTCCACTTCGTGATCGCGTCCGTGAGCGCATCCATCGGCGCATCGAGGACGCTCTTCGCTGGCTGTCCGGCTTCGTCGAGGAAGTTGTGGCTTACGATCAAGCGGTCCACCGCGGTGAGCGATCGTTCCACATTCCCACTTTGCAGTTCAATAAACACGCGGGCTGGTACGCCCTCGGCTTTCATCGTGGCTTTCCATCCGTCAAACGGCGCGCTGAGCGCGACTTCAACCGTGCGGAAGTCTGGCTTCTGTTGCGTCATCGTTCCCCCCTCTCCCCTGCGTTATGGCAGGGCTGCTAGATCGCTGTTCACCACAATGCGAAGGCTCTTCGCGCTCGTTGGATCGTAGACCAGCGTGCCGGTGACGGCCATCGTGGTCAGTCCGTCTTCCGCTCCAGCGAGTTGCTGGACTTCTGTCGGAACGACAAAGGCGAGAATGTGCGCGGAATATGTGCCGTTGCTCCAAGTAAGGCGGACCCCCACTGGCCTGGCTGCGCGGTAGGCGTCGTACCAAACTGAGACGGCGCTGGCGGTGCTGCTCACCGTCATCGTCAGCGTGCCGGTGAATGGCGCGCTCTCAGCGTGCGTGCTGAAGGTGGAAGTCCCTGCGAGGTAAGACTGGCGTGTAATGCCGGCGTTGAACTCGAGGCTGAAGTCCAGCAGATATTCATAGGCAGTTCCGTCTGCCGTTCCTGGGAAAACGGTACCGCTCTGGTAGGCGTTCCACAGACGTCCGCTCAGGAATGGGGAGGTCGGAGTTCCTTCCGCGAGCGTCGCTGAATTCTTGGCGATGTTCTGGGCGAAAAGCGCCGCGCTGAGATTGGTGAGCCCGTTCCGGTCCGCTGCGATTGTGATTGACTCCGCCAGGCAATAGTTCGCCGCGTAAGCCTGGACGCCGTCTGTGACGACAAGCGTGTAGGAGGTGGGGCTGTTCGCCGCTGTCATTGAGTAGTCGTAGTCCCACTCGTATGGGCCTGCGCCCGATGGCGTGTCCGTCTTCGTCATCGATAGCCAGATCGGAAGTTCCCCGATGCTGACCGCTGGAACCGTTGCGCTAAGCGTGGGCTCGATCGCGGTGATCGTGCCGGTTGTGGCGATCAGTGGATTGCGCAGTGCCACGCTTCGTTCGGTGCCGAGTTCAATCGTGACGCCGTCGCTGATGACGCCCGTTGGCGCCACCAACAGTTTTCTTCCGCCGCTCGTGAGCGTTGGGATCGTTCCTGGCGTGGTCTCCTTGAATGCGACGGCTTTGCTGAACAGGCTGTTACCGGCTGAGGCTGCAGGCATTGCGGTTACTCCTTGTCGACTTCAACCGCTCGCGCGGCGCTTACTCGTTGGGCGATTCCGGCTGCGATCCAGGCTTCTGCTAGGGCCGCGGGTACGCTGATTGTAGAGCCGTCGAGTGGAAGCCCTCCCACGAACTCGCCCTCTGGGAGCGAGCCCGCGACGTAGCGCACTTCGATGTGGCTGCTCGTGTGGTCGTTGATCGTTTTATGCGCTGGCATTTATGGCTTCCACTCCTGTGACTTCAATGCTCGCGCTGATTGTAAGGTAGTCCTGGTCCGCCCACGTGTCCGTTCCGAGGCTTGTGGAAGTGACGCTCGCCTGCGCGACCGCGTCTGTTCCGTCAAGCGTAACGCCGTCGATGAGGCTGTCGCGCAGCCAGGTCCGCCAGGCGTTGAGGTCCGCGTATTTCCTGGCGAGGTCCGCCTGTGGCTGGATGTAAATGGTCGCGTTCAGCGTGAGGGTGACTTGGCGATTCGCTGCGCCGTAGGCGATGCTGTCATCGCCGGGGATGATCACCGCCGCTGGAACGACTGGGAGATTGTCTGGCGGGAAGGCGTGCACTGCGCGCAGCGCGTAGCCGCTCGGGGGCGTCTGGTTGCGCAGGTGTGTGGCGAGTCCCGCGATGATGGTGGCGTCGCTGAAACTCAACGGGCCAACCCTTCCCTGCGCCGGTATTGCTCCAGCAGGATCGCCGCTTCAGGGTGCAGCGCGCGCGTCTGGCGCAATATTCCGCCGAGGTCCTGGCTTCCGATAATGCCGAAGGGGGACGTCCGGCTGGACCAAACTGCGCCGGCTTGGATGATTGCCGCCTGCTTTACTGCGCTCGGAACTGCGGGCCAGCCGAAGACGCCGATGACTTTGACGGCGCGGTAGACGGCTTTCGGGAAGTTGCGCGGCCAAGTGACGCTGGTCTCAATGCTGGTGTATGGCCATCCGTCGAGCGCGTTATTCGCTGGCGCGAGCACGTAATCGGTTCCCGCGGTCCAAGTGGTCTCGTATGTCCCGTCGCCGTTATCGTCCGTGGTCAGCGTGGTCACGCTGACAAGGTCGTCCGTCAAAACGTAGGAGAAGTCTTCCGCGGTGTAGTAGCGCGTCTGTGTCGCCGTGCCAAAGCCGCCAGCCCGGTCCGTGTAGTTATCGATCAGCGCGTCGGTTGCATCAAGCACCGACTGCAACGCGGTGTCATCGGTGACGTCGGCAGTGCCGATCCCGATTGCGCTCTTGAACTCTGCGAGGGTTGCGTATGACATTTAGGAGCCTCCGGTCTGCAGAACGTATAGGGTTTCGGTGCCGCCACCTTCGTGCACAGCATACAACTCCGCGCCCTCTGGTAGATAGAACTCATTGGTGAGTCCGTCGTGGAGTCCGAAGCCGTTAGTGTTCGTGACGTTCGCGCCGCCGATGAAGATCGCGTGGTTCTGTCCGCCGTGGCTGTGAAGGTACAACTTTGACCCGCCGCTGTTCCCGACGGCCACGCGCTGGCGCGTGACCCCGATCGCGTATTGCGCTGATCGGACAATGCTCGTGCTCACTCGCTTTTCCCCTTTTCCCGCCCCCTGACGGGCGTTCGCTTGACGGTGGCTGTATTGCCCCATCTTACGACCAGGGCGCGCTCTACGTGGCGCGTTGGCTGGTCTACGTCGATTTCCTTCGTGACGAGTCCCTTGAGTCTTTTGATGATGTTCACGTGTCCCCTCTCTGAAAGCGAAGGGGACCGGGGTTGCTCCCGGTCCCCTTCGTTCGCTTTCGCTAAGCGTTAAGGCTTAGGCGACGTCTGCGCTCTTGAACGACTTCACTGCCGTGGTCTGAGCCAGGCCAGTGGCGCCGCGAACTTCGACCTTGTACGAAACAAGGCCGGTGTTCCAGGCGTACTCGCGTGAAACGTCAACGCGGACGCCCCCGACGAGTGCCGTATAAATCTGCCCGAGGTCACCAAACAGGATTGATCCTGCAGTGTTATCGGTGAGATCAATCAGCGCTGCGCTGTAGATCGGTGCGCCAAGCAAACGGTCAGGCGCATTCGAGTCGCCTGGTCGGAAGATTGGCTGGCCCGTTGTATCAACGAGTCCAGTGATCACGCCGAGCGTGGTGTCATTGCAGAGCCAGCCAGCCTTTGGTGCCCGGCGATATGCCTGGTTGACCGAGGCCTTCAACTTCGCAAGATCGGTGTATGTCGGGTTAATCGTGGTTCCCGCACCGGTCACGCCGAGGGTTGCTGATGCAGCAATCGCGGTGCCCGCAAAGGCGCCGTGAGCGACTGCGACTTCAGCCCCGCACTTTTCTGCGATTAGCGCGGACAAATCAAAGACGGCGTCTTCGACCAGTTCCTCGCTAACTTGGATGATCGTGGCGTACTTGATCGGTGTAAGCGAAAGCGCGCTAAGCGTTCCGTCGCTCTCACCAATCGTGCCCGCTTCAGCAACTGAGCCAGCGGTTCCAAGCGCCGTGACGCGTGGGAACTGGATGTTATTGCCGGTTGCGGTGCGCACAACCGTGATGATTGATGGGTCCAGGAAAGGGTTGAACTGAGCGGCGACGACGTTGACCCTGTCAGCGATCGCCACTGGGTTCCCGAGTCCGGTTGCGCGTGTCACATCGCGGTACTCGAATAGGCGCGAGCCGCCATTCTTTCCGAGCGCGCGGAGTTCCGCGGTCTCGTCCTGGTCCTTGTCAGCGGCTGGAGCGATCACCGTGGCGAACTCAGCGCGTGCCGAGTCAGCGGCGCTTCGCGCCTCTGCTGCGGACTTCTCGCTGCGGATCGTCTCGTTGAGCACTGCGGCCTCTGCCGTGAGCGCATCAAACTGCGCCTTCTTTTCGCCCTCGAGCGGAGCACCGGCTTCTGCAGCCTCAGCGACGATGGACGTCGCCTGGGTGAGAACCGTTGCGCGCTGCTCGTGGAGTTTACGAATGTCTGCCATTTTGAACTCCTTTTTTTCTATGGGTTTCCTTGATGGTTCCTGCTCGCCTAGCGGGAGGACCGTTCGCGGGCTCGCGTACTTCGCGCGGCGGGGCGTGGTCTCGTGGCTGTTAGAGCGCTTCCGACTCCATCTTCGCAAGCACGAGCCTGGCGGCTGCGATCGTTGGATCGATCGCTTCCGGCTTTGGCCCGAGCCTCTCTCGGACGGTGTCGAGCACTTCGACGTCCGCTTCAGTCAGCGGGGTCGCTGACTTGATGGACTCGATTGCTGAGATAAGGCGGTCCGCGTCAACGCCCATCCGTGGCGCGATCTTCCGGACCGAGGTCAAGCCGAGAGTGGAAGGATAGGCAGGCGTCTGGCCCGCGCTTAGCACGCTGACTTCAAAGAGGTTGACTTCGCGCAGGGTGCGGACGTCTTCGTCCCACTGGTCTCCGTTTTTTGGAATCGTGAAGCCGAAAGACATAGACATCGCCGCGGCTTCGTGGGTGAGTTTACTAATCACTCCCGCGGCGTCTGGATCGGCGGGGTCTAGTTTCGCTTCTACTCGGAGCCCGCGATCATCTTCGCTGAGGGCAAGCCGCCCGCTGAGCGTGGTCGCAAGGGCGCGGGTCTCATCGTGCCCGAAAAGGAACGAGACGATTTTCTTCCCGCCTGCGACGCGGCTAAGCGTTCGCTTGAAGGCGCCGGGGGCGATGACTTCTGTGAACGGCAGCCCTGCGCTTGGCGAGCCGAAAAGGGCGGCGTATCCGGTGAACGTCTTCTGGCCGTCTTCCGATTCCGTGACGGCGAAGTCCCCGAGTGGCAAGGCGCGGGTCTCGATTTCTTTCACGTCGATGGTCTCCCTGTCTTCGCTTTCAAGCGGAGCGAGCGCTCTGTCCGCCCATTCTAGGACGCGCTCCGTCCCGTTTTCGTTCGTGGGATCAACGCCCCACAGGTATGCCGCAACTGCGCCCGGTCCTGGAAAGTCTGGATCGTTCGCGTCGCTGTTGCGCGCGACTCCTTCCCAGTCTCCGCGGTGCCGAAGAATCCAAGCGCGCAGGCGTGTGACTTTCTCATCCTGCACTCGCCCTGCTCGCAATTGGCGCGCTTCCTCCACGGTCTCTGGCTGGAGTCCGTCGCCGGCGAGCCCCTGCTCGTAGTAGGTGATCCCCTTCGCTGCAGCGGCCTGGACGTAATCGGGCGCGTCAATGAGGACCCGCATTTCGTCATCGCTCTCATCGTCAATTGTCAGCGCGATGGCCTGCTCTGGCGTATAGGCTGGGATGCCCATTCCCTCCGCTGCGTCCCTGGCTTCCGCATCGTTATCGACCAGCATTTCGATTTCGTCCCCGTACTCTTCCTGGAGTTTGCTGTACTTGTAGGCTTTGAAGGCTTCGCTCGTGGCGGGGTTCACGTCCCCGAAGTCCTGCAGGTAGATTTCCTCGTATGGGATTGAGTTTTCGTTAAGCCACCGCTCTGTCTCCGCCTGTCGCTCAATGCTCCGGGCGCTGACGATAATCACTTCCGCGCCGTGATCGTTTGCCTGACTCTTGAGCCAGTCAATGAACGGCTGATTGGGCGTGTCCCCGCTGGTGGTCAGCGTTCCATCGATGTCTGTGATGATGTAACTCACGCGGGCGGGTCTCCTGCGCCAAGCGTGCCGATGTTGAGCGGCTTCCAGTAGTCTTCGCCGCCGTCAACCGGCGACCGATCTTCCAGCGCTCTGACTTCGTTGACAGAGAGGAATCCGTTATTCAGCGCAGTGGCGTACGCGTTGTAGCGCTCCTGTGTGGTCGGGCGCAGCAGCCCTTCAAGTGTGAACTTGAGGAACGTCTGTTGGCTTCCTGGAACGAGTCGCTGGAAGGCGGCCTCAAGGCGCGAGATGAGCGGGCCGAGTCCGAGTCGCAGCCATTCGATGCTGATCACTTCTACGCTGCTGTAGGAAGTGTTCCCTCCGGGGTACTGCAGCAAGTGAAGCGGAACGCCATAGATTCGCGCGATGGCTTCTACCCCGTAGTGCATTGTCTCGACCAGTTGCAGGTCGCTGATCTTCATTCCGAGTTGCTGGTAATCCGCGCCGCCTGTAAGCACCGCAACTTTCCAGGCTTTGTCGACTCCTTCGTGGCGGCGGCTGAATCCTGAGCGCAGGCTTTCGGCCTGCTCCTGCGTGAGTTCGCCTGGAACTTTGACGACGCCACCGAGCGTGGTGCCATTCTGGTAGAACTTTGCGCTGAAGATTTGCGTGGCGCTGGCGAGCCCGAGCGTTACCGCGTGGTGCTCAACCGGCGAAAGCCCGCGATGGTTCTCTCCTGTTGCGAAGAGCGGGATGTGGACGATGTCATCGGAGGTGAGGACTGCGCCCCCTTCGCGTGTGGTGACGTGGTAGAGCGGTTCCCCGTTTGATCCCGTCTTGATCTCAACCTTTTTTGGATCAAGCACTCGGGTCTCGACGACGTTATCGCTGCTATCCCGGAGTGCCAGGATGAACGCGTTGCCATCGATGAGCAGGCTGGTGGTCACGCGATGCTTGAATTCGAACGACGTGAAGTTCGGGTTATTCGGAATCGGTGCATCCATCCAAGATGGGCGCGGGCGGTAGGGGCGGCGTGTTCCATCGATGCGGATGTAGGTGTCCCACGGAAGCGATGCGACGGTGTCCGCGTAGAGTTTTACGGCGGCGTAAACTGCGCCGATGCTGGTAGCGTTTTCCTCCGTGACTCGCACTCCCGCGTAGTTCGGATCGGGCGACCACCACTGGCCGCCGATCGTTCGCTCTTCCTGTGGTTCCGTTCGTCCGAGCAGGCGGTCAAGTAGTCCCACGGTTCTCCCTTACAATTCGATCCATTTGACTTCCGCTTTCGGCTGCGGCCCCGGTGTGGTTCCAAGTGTAGCAGCGCGCGAGTGCGCCATTATCCCAGCGACCAAGAGGTCGATTCGCTTGAGGCTATTTTTGCTTTCCTTTTTGACCATTAGTCCGCCCCTGGAATAGTGGGGCGTTGCGTTCGCTGCGTGCCTGGCGAGTCTCGGGTCCCCTGTGTGTGTGAGTTGTTTATTGACGACCGCATCATAGAAGCCCGCCGTTGCGGGGACCATTCTGGCGGGCGTCTGTGGGAACTCAACGACGGGCAGTCCGACTTGCGCCCAGGCTTCCATTGATCGCTGCCACCGGAACGGGTCGCAGACGATTTCGCGCACCGCGTGCTCTTTGCAGATTTGCAGCATTCGGGCTTCGACTTCCTCAATCGGAACGCGCCACGCAAGGTCCCCGTCGATCGCCCTTTCCCAGTGGCCGAGAACGAAGAGCGCCTTATCGCTGATTCTGCACGCGACGATGGCCGTTGAGTCCCCGGCGTAGGAGCCGTCAAAGCCGAGCGTGATCGGTTCCTCTGGCTTGAGTTCCAGCCCCTCCGCTTCGCAGGCGTCCCACGTTCCCGCTGGAAGGTAAGGGTCCGCCGAGTAAACCCAGCGGCATAGGCGCTTTGTCTCGTACTCGTGGCGCGGGATTGATCGCGCGGCGGCGGTGAAGTCTTCTGGGTCTAGGAAGTCCCCGTAGGCTGGATTCGCTGTCTTCGCTGCTTCCGGCGAATCCCACGCGAGATTATCTGGCGCGGTAAAGGAGCGGAAGTAGAAGGCGTCATCTTCCAACTCTCCGCTCTCGAGCCGCTTCCCGTATTGCCAGAGGCGGTAGCAGAGCGAGTCCTGGCCGCGCGTGTCCGTCTTCGTGCCCGCTGTGGAGATGCCGAGCACGAGCGGATTCTTTCGCGCGCCGCTCCCGAGGTTGACGGTGGACCAGAGGCGGTCATCGGGCTGGACGTGGATTTCGTCAAATAGGACGGTGCTGAAGTTGTAGCCCTCCGCGCGTGTGGCTTCCGAAGACAAAACGCGCAGCACGCTGCCGGTCTCGGGGTACTCGATGACGTCCCTGAGCACGTGGAGTTTCCTGCTAAGGATCGGGTCTAGTTCAACCATTCGCGCGCACTCCCTGAAGATGATGCGCGCCTGCGCGCGGTCTCCTGCGACGATGGCGACTTCCGCACCGACTTCTGTGAAAAGCGAATAGAGGGCGATGCCCGCGGCAAGGAGGGACTTCCCATTTTTTCGCGGCATCAAGAGCAGGCCGCGCCTGTACTTTCGCTTCCCGTCTTCGCGGTGCCTGAAGAGTTCCTCTAGGATTTCCCGCTGCCACGGGCGGAGTTTGATCAACTGCCCCGCTTCGTCCCCTCGTGAAAGCCTGCAGAACGATTCAATGAAGTCAGCGACGACCGCCCCTTCGCCCTTATGCCCTGCGCGCGGCTTGGATGATTGCGTCGAGTTTCGCCGTTGCCGAGTTCGCGTTCCCATCGATTTCTCCTCTCAGTCCAACTCTAGCAGCGGGCGTGAGTCCGAGTTCGCGCGCGTACTTTTTGACCGCGTCGCCGTTATCCCTGACGATTTGGTGCAGCGGATTTTTCACCAGGTTCCCGTCCCTCCCTCGGATCAACGGTCCCGACTTGGCGAGCATTTGTTCCGCTTCAATGTATCGCGCCAGCGCTTCCGCGTATAGCCGGAGCAGGTCCCTGTCCGCTGAAGTCAGCACGCCCGTGGGCCCGAGCGCTTCAACCACGCGCTCCCAGATGGTCCGCACTTCTGGCCGCAAGTCTTCTGGGGGTGTCAGCGGTCCTCCCGCTGGGATCGGTTCCGCGTAGTTGATCACCGACGGGCGGGTCTCTCCTGCGAGGACTTTCAGGCGTGTGGGCTTTGGCGCCGGTCCCCGTGTTCCCACTTATGAGCCCTGGAAGGATTCGACTCTCTCTGGCTTGAGTCCCTCTTCGCTGAGGCGCTCGAGGACGACGGCGACGTATCCTTCGTTGTAGTCCGTGCCGTAGCAAGTGCGGCCGGTGCGCTCCGCTGCGACCGCGGTGGAGCCGCTTCCGAGGAAGAGGTCCAGCACGATGTTGCCCGGTTCGCTGCTATTGCGGATGCCGCGGGCTGGAAGTTCGACCGGCTTCTGTGTGGGGTGGAAGGGCTTAGTTGTATCCCGTCCGACGATCCAGACGTCGCCCTCTGCTCCAGGCTCGTTTAGTTCCAAGCGCTCCCCCTTATCGATTCGGAAGGTGCGCATCTTTTTACCCTTTGGCGCTTTGTCGCTGACCCAGAGGCGGCGGTCCCCTGCGCTGATCAACAGCCCGCCTGTGAGCACGGCGGCGGCCCGCTCCGCGTCCGCCTGCGCAATAACCCACACTGTGTTTTTGTCTCGTGCCCCGAACCAGCGCGGCTGGTGGATCGCTTTGGAAGCGTAGAAGCACGGTTCGTGCGCCTGTTGATAGTCCGCGTGTCCGAGCGTGGGCTGTGGCTTCGCCCAGATGAGGTACTGCTTTTCCATCAAGCCTGCTCGCTTCATCGCCTCTGTGAAGGCGTCCCGGCTTGCAGAGGCGTGCCAAATGTAGAACGCCGCATCGTCGTAGGCGTGCTCTTCCATATTCCTGAAACTCTTGAGCAGGAAGTCCATCAGTTCGTCGCCGGTGAGCGCGTCGTTTTTGATCTCCGCGTGGCCCTCACTCTTGTAGGCGACGCCGTATGGAGGGTCCGTGAAGACGAGGTGCGCTTTCTTTCCGCCCATCAAGGCGGCGATCGCTTTCGGATTCGTTGCGTCAAGGCATCCGATCCTGTGGCTGCCGACTTGCCAAATGTCGCCCGTGCGAACTCCCCACTTTTCTCGGAGCGCATCGACCCGGTCGCTCGCCATTCCCGCTTCCCTGCTCTCCGCGCTATTGTCCTGGTCTCCCCCCGCTTCCTGGTCTAGCGAGACGAGGAGTTCCTTGAGGTCCGCATCGTTGACGGTCAACTGCGCAAGGAGCGCGCGGAGGTCATCGTCGCTCTGGCGGGCAAGTTCCCCGAGCGGGTCAAGCGTGGCGAGGGCGAGTTTCTCTTCCTCTGGGCTGAGGTCTACGAAGTTGACGGGGACCGTCGCTTCGCCCCTGCGCATCGCCAGCGCGACGCGCATATGGCCGTCGATGAGGCGTCCCGTCTGTTCGTTGACGATGACTGGCTGAACCCATCCGAGTTCGTTGAGGGCGCCGTTCATCAGGCGCTGTTGCTTATCCGGGTGCTCCCTGTAATTCTCTGGATTCGGGACGAGCCCCTCTGGGGCGATCTCTCCGCTCCGTGTGATCCTGTTGCGCCATTCGACTTTTGACATCGTTCCCCCTAAATCTTGACGGGCTGTTCCCACGGGAGGTCGAGGTCAATCCTTCCGAAGTGCCCCCCTCTGGCGCAGGGTTGATATTTCACGCTCTTCAATCCGAGCCGCTCAATGATCGCGCCTGGTCGCAGATCAATCGTAGCAGCGATGTGCTTTTCAAGTTCCCGATCCTTCGCTTTGCCGAAGGTCTCAACGGCGAGCGCGACCGGTTGCGCGACCCCTATCGCGTAGGCGAGTTCAACTTCCGCGCGCTTCGCGTGGCCCGACTCCACGATGCTCTTGGCAATCCAGCGCGCCGCGTATGCTCCCGTGCGGTCGACTTTGGACGGGTCCTTCCCGCTGAAGGCGCCCCCGCCGTGGCGGGTTGCGCCGCCGTAGGTGTCAACGATAATCTTCCGCCCCGTGAGTCCCGCGTCCCCGATCGGTCCGCCGATCACGAATCGCCCGGTGGGGTTGAGGTGGTAGGCGGTGTCTTCCGTGAGCAGGTGCTCTGGGATGACGCGCTCCGCGATCGCGCGCAAGGTCTCCCTGACTTCCGCGAGCGAAACGTCCGCCGTGTGTTGCGCCGAGATGACGACGCTCGTGACTTCCTCCGGTTCCCCATTGATGTAGCGGACCGTGACTTGGGCTTTCCCGTCTGGCCGCAGCCAGGCGTATCGTCCCTGCTCCCTGTAGTAGCGCAGCGCGTCTGTGAGTTCGCGTGCGAGGTAAAGCGGGAGCGGCATCAAGCCCGCGGCTTCGCGTGTGGCGTATCCGATCATCAGTCCCTGGTCCCCTGCTCCAGCCGTGAGGTGGTCCTGGGCGTCAACGCCGAGGGCGATGTCTGGCGACTGGCGCGAGATGGAAACTTGAACGCCGACCGTGTCCGCCGTGATCCCTGCGCTCGGGTCCGTGTAGCCGTTCGTCCGGAGCACTTCTTGAACGACGGCGCGGACGTCAATCGTGGCGCGCGTGGCGGTCTCTCCGAAGACCCAGATGGTCCCGTCTTTGGCCGCGGCTTCAACGGCGACCCTGGCGTCCCTGTCTTGGGCAAGGATCGCGTCGAGCACGCCGTCGCTGATCTGGTCGCAGAGTTTATCCGGGTGTCCGCCCGTGACCGACTCCGATGTTACGAGCCTGTTCATTCTCCCTCCTGTTCCTTCGTTCCCACCAAAACCGAAAAACTCCCCCGCCCGTTTACGGGAC